AAGTACGTGATGCCGTACTTGCTTGGATGCAAGCAATTTGCAATGACTATACACTGATAGGCACGGGTGATAGTTTAATTAAATCTACCGCTTATCTTAAATTAGGATCTACTGCGGGTGGTGAGACAAAGAAGATTAAGATGATAGGTGTGTGGCCACAAGCTTTACCTGATGAAAGTGTAAGTCATAGTGTTACGGATGAATTGACATATTCCGTAACATGGGCGTATGATCGTTGGGAAGATGCTTAATAATAGAATACCCGTTATGCCTCTTAACAATGCACACTTTAGCGGGTGTTTGTTTTTATAATTATGGATTTACAAAGTTTTACTAGTTCAGGTTTAGGTCCTCAAAATATAACTCCTATGCAACGTTCTTATGAGTGGGATTTATTTTTTCCTAACTCATTCGGTTTATTAGGTGGTGTTGCTTTATCTAAGTACATTCAAGATGTACGTTTTGGTAATTATAAAATGACAGATATTAGAATGATAAGGGAAGGGGCTTATCAGTCATTTTATGCCGGACTAATGACCATAGATAGTTTTACGGTAACATTTGCTAAAGGCGTGCCTGATTTAGTTTATGATTGGTTAGTTAATTGGAAAAATTTAATTATTACACCTGAAGGTTATTATAATCCTAAAAAAGTTTATGCTAAGTCAGTTTTTCTTATTTTAGGTACTAATAATATACTTCATACCATACTAGGTAATAGAGTAAAATTTTATAATGTATTTCCTAAGAATTTACCATCACATAGTCTATCTTATGCTTCTAATGATATAGTTAAATATGATGTTGAGTTTAGTACTAGCAGGGTAGAAGTTCAAGGGGTGCGTGATGTATATAATGATATTAATAGCGTAATTAATAATCCCAAAAGTATTACTAAGTTTCTTAATTTTTAATAATGATTAAAGAAAAAGATATAAAACAATTTTTTATTAAAACCAATAAACATATTGGTAATATTAAGAAGATATTAGACTATATTAAAGAACAAATTAATGATAGAGGAAATAATCACGATAAATCTAAATTTAATAAAAATGAAATTGATGGTTGGATATTAGGTTCTAATTTAGAACAATTAGATAAAAACAGTGATGAATACAATCAAGCTAAAAAACTTTATGATAATGCCTATAAAATTCATCATAAACAAAACAGACACCATCCAGAATATTTTAAGCATGGTTTTTCTGATATGAATGTAGTCGATGTTGTTGAAATAATTGCTGATTGGATGATGGATGCTGTTGAAGAAAATAAATCATTTGAACAGATTGTTAATGAAAAACAAAAAGAATTTAACTTTGATAACGCTATAAGAAATTTGTTAATTAACTCTGCAAAAGAATTTAATGGTGTTCTTGGCTCATTAGATAAATAGAAAGAAGGAAAGATGAGTGATTATGATTTAAGTTATTTTAATAAAGAAACACATAAACACATACGTAATGTTTTTAAGGTTATAAATAAATTTTTAATAGATCTTACTTATAGACAGTTTAATCATGATCTTTCTAAGTTTTCTTCTGAAGAAATGGAAGCTTTTATTAAAGTAACTCCTAATCTTGTTAAATGTAAATATGGAAGTGATGAATATAAACAGGGTTTGGAATCGGTTAGACCTGCTATTGATCATCATAATGCAGAAAATAGACATCATCCAGAACATTTTCCAGATGGTATTAGAGGAATGACTTTAGTAGATATAGTAGAAATGTTTTCTGATTGGATGGCGTCTGTAGTTAGGAATCCAGAAGGTAATATAGAAAAATCAATTGAAATAAATCAAAAACGATTTGGATATTCAGATGATATAAAATGTATATTGTTAAATACTGCTAAAGAATATAGTAGTATTTGTGATAGTTTAGAGAAGTCTAGTCCCTATAATCCAGAATAAGGAATAACAGAAATGGAACAAAAGTTTACAATTAATTTGCCTAGTAAAGGTAAGCAGTATCCTAACAATCAATCTACTATTAGTATATCTACATTAGTAGGTGACGATGAAGAATTATTAGCGGAACTTAGCAAGCATAATGTGGCTAATACATTTTATCGTTTGTTAGAGTCTAAGGTAGATAATTTTGATGTTAAACAATTAACTTTAGGCGATGAGTTATATTTATTGCTTTGGCTTGCTTCTAATTCATACTCTAATGAATATCCTGTTTCTTATGTATGTCCTGAATGTGAAACACGTAATGAAAGTATTGTTGATTTAAATAAGCTTGAAGTTATATCCGCTCCTGATAGTGTTAATATTCCGGTAACAGTAGATACATCGTTTGGGAAAGTAGCAGTTCGTTTATTGACTGTTGGAGATGAAATAGAAATAAGTAAAATTAAAGAAAAATCACAACTCTATAAATGGGCTAGAACTTTAATTACTACGTCTAATAGGTCTTTACCAACATCTATTACTGAAGTAGTTGAATATCTCGGTAAATTACCAGTAAGTGATTTGGTGGCTATTCGAGAAGTGCAAGATAAATATTATTATGGACCAAAACTAGAATCTCCATACGAATGTCCGTCGTGCGGGTTTGGAGGGATGCTTAATGTACCCTTTCGGCCTAACATCCTTTTTAGACTTGTCTAACTCGTTAGATGTTATTCTAATGAGAAAATTAAAGTTTTCTACTCATCATAATATAAGTTTTAGTGATTATGGTAAGATGACCATAAAAAAAATAAGATGGTTGGATAATATAATTAATAATCGTTTGAAAGATAAAAGTGAATAGCTGGCAGAAATCATATCAAAAAGAAGGTTACAAAGGACTAGAGTATGGTTCTGGTACTACTTTACGGTCTATTCAGGATAAATATCGTTATGATTATTTGAACTTTCTTAACTCATTAACTAATGTATTTCCGTCCAATTCAGATGAAGCAAGGTCTGTTTATGAAGCTAAACAGAAAATACAACGTGCTGTTAGACTAATAGGTCGGTTGTTAGGTTCTGCTGGTAGGAAAGCATCTAAGCTAGAAATAGAAGAATTAAATAATCTCATACCGTCTATAACTCAATCTATAGCTGGTATAGTTACGACAACTAATACTAATATTGCTTTGAGTGGTTACGCTGCTAGGCTTGATGAGCAATACGGTTTAGATACTCAAACATTATATAATACACAGCAATTAATTGAAAATACTTTTAAATCAAAGATTAATATTAAAGGTGGTCCTAGTGCTTTAAATATTGCTGGTAGTATAGCTGCTCCGGCTATTGGTGCAGCTACGGGTTTGGTTGCTGGTGGTATTAAAGGATTAATGTATTCTACGATTGGTGCTAGTGGTGGTGCTGTTGTTGGTGCTGGTCTTGGTTTGGTGGGTAGTGTTGGTAAAAGTGGTTTAAGATTAGGTAAGTATGGTTATGATTATTGGAAGAGTAAAAGGGGTAGAAGTTTAACAGACGCGCTTGCTTTATCTGGTTCGTATGGCGGGGATTATGATTATGGTGGTGGTGATAGGGGTTATACACCGGTAACATCGTCTAGTAGGGAAGTTGGTAGAAGTTATTATGGTGCAATAACTACAGGTTCTTTATTTGAATTTTTTGATAAACAAGCTTATAAGACTAAGTATCTAAAAGAACTACTTGATGCTATTAAGGGTGGTGGTGATAGTGGTGGTGGAAGTCTTTTTGGAGGTCTCTTAGGTGGGGGTAAGGGTTTGGGTAAGGGTTTGTTGTTTGCGGGTGGTGGGGCTTTGGTGGGGGGGTTGTTGAAGCTTTTATTTGGTGGTAGTGGTAAATTTGGTGGTAGTGGTAAACCTGTTGGTTTATCTTTAATGGAAAAAGCGGCCAGTATATCAGTTCCCGGATTTGATGATCCAAAATATCAAGATCCCGTAAATCCAAATTATTATGATTTTAAAAATGAAAAAGAAAGATCGTCATATCAAAGATTTGTTAAAGATCAAGTAGGCAAATATATAGATATAATGAGGGCTGATAAATCTTGGATCAATGAAAAGGAACCGTCATGGTTTGATATAATTACGGGTTATGATCCAGATAAGGAATCAACATCTAATCGTTTAGCTAATTCAATTACTGAAGATTTGGTTAAAAGTGGAAAAACGGATGTTGATTCTAAGTATGTTTTAAATATGATTGTTGATCGTGTGGAGGCTGAATATATAAGAAGAGATGCAGATAGTAAAAAGGGATTTAAAGATACTACTAATATTAGTAATTATCAACCATTTCCTAATCTTACTAATCAATTTACAGATATAGCAACAAGAAATATGTTTAATAATATTGATAAAGTATTATCAGATGAGCAAAAAATTACTAATCAATTATTAAGTAATAGATCGGA